TGCAGAAGTAATGAACCAGCATTATGATGTTGTTGGTTACGATGTAGTAAAAGATCCGGCTGCACAAATACCATTATTGGATTCTATAGAAGCAGCAGTTCAAGGCAGAGATTTTATATTTGTAGCAGTACCTACCCCCCATGATCCTGTTTATGGCGGCAGCAAGCCAATTGCAGATTTACCTACAAAGGATTTTGATTATAGCATTGTACAAGCTGTATTAACTGAAATTAACAAGTACGTTACACATGAACAATTAGTAGTTTTGATCAGCACAGTACTACCTGGTACAGTTAGAGCACATCTTCGTCCGTGCATAACCAATGCACGTTTTATTTATAACCCTTATTTAATTGCCATGGGCAGTGTCAAATGGGATATGGTTAATCCAGAATGTTTAATTATCGGAACAGAAGACGGATTAGAAACGGGCGATGCTAAACTGTTGTCAAATTTTTATACTCCTATTATGGAAAATACTCCAAGAGTAAATATTGGCACATGGGACGAAGCAGAGGCTATTAAGGTATTCTACAATACTTTTATCAGTGCTAAAATTGGACTAGTTAACATGATCCAAGATGTTGCTGAAAAAAATGGTAACATCAATGTAGACGTAGTAACAGACGCACTGAAAGCAGCAACTCAGCGTATCACTGGTCCAAAGTATTTAACCGCAGGACTAGGTGATGCAGGCGCATGTCATCCACGCGATAATATTGCACTACGCTATTTGGCAGAACGTTTAGATCTAGGTTACGATCTATTCCATGCTATCATGCACAGTAGAGATCAGCAAGCAAAGAATATGGCACTCAAACTAGTAGGACTTGCTAAAGAACATAATTTGCCTGTAGTAATTCACGGTCGTGCTTACAAGCCCTATGTTGAATATACTATTGGCAGTTACAGTGAACTAGTAGGACATTTTGTTGAACAAGAAGGTGTGTCGTTAACATATGCTGATCCACTAACAGGCGACACAGATGTAGCAGACGCTCCAGCAGTTATTTTAATGGCACATAATGCTAAAGTTACATACGAAGGTACTGGTGTTGACGGAAGTTTACAAGGCTGGTATTTTGAACCAACTGTAGGAAGCATCATTGTTGATCCGTGGAGAACAATTCCTAAAATTGAAGGTTGCACAGTAATACATTATGGAAATACGAGAAAACAAAAACATGCAAAATAAATTTTGTAAAGCGTTGAGTAACGCAGTAAGTTTTAGAATTCCGGGAGATTCTAATTCGTTAACATTTAACCCCTGTTGTTTATATGATGAGTATCTTCCGTTTCATCCTACAGTTTTTAAAAAACAGCGAGAAAAGTTTATTAGTTCTGATAAAGAGTTTCTTCCTGGATGCAGCAAATGTGAATTAAAAGAAAAAACGCATAAAGGTCAAAGTCATCGTGTATTTAATAATAAAGATATTCCTGACGGTATTGGTACCGACATTCATAAACTAGAAATAGTTTTAGATACTACGTGTAATGCTGCTTGTATTCAATGCGGAACTTACCAAAGTAGTCTTTGGAGAAACGAAGTTGCAAATAGAGATAAAAATTATCAACACATACAGCCAAAAACGCAGATTGATTTAAAGATTGATTTGATACAAGCCAGTGTTGATTTTTCTACAGTAAAAGAATTTCATTTCTGGGGCGGAGAACCTTTACTAACAGACACACATTTAAAATTCTTAAATAGAATAGAAGACCCGTCTGATGTTGTTATACGCTATACAACTAATGGAAGTATTTTTCCTAACGATAATGTTTTAAAATTATGGGAAAAATTTAAAGAAGTTAAAGTTGGTATTAGTCTAGACGGTATTGATGATAGATTTCACTATATAAGATGGCCACTTAAATGGGATAAAGTGTCTCGCAATGTAATTCATTTTAGAGATGATGCTCCGTCAAACGTTGATTATCATATCAATTGTTGTGCTATTCCCTTAAACGCATTATACTTATTAGAATTAGTTGAATGGTTAGATGCTAATTTTAATGTTCACTTACGCGGTCCTTATGCAGGTAAAAAGATAAACTGTAATTTTATAAGAGGAGAAGGAACTCTCGATATTGCATGTACGCCTATGAGTTTACGCGAAGAAATTTGGAAAAAATTAGGTGATAACCATGCTATAAGCAATGTATTGCGAGAGTTGCCTGTGCAAGATCCGCAACATATGTTGAAGCACTTGGCTACTTGGGATCCTATTAGAAAATTAAATTGGAAAGAAATTTTTCCTGATGTTGTAAGGCATTTTGAATGAAACAATGTATAATTGGTTTTCCAAGATCTAGAAGCAGTATCTTATTAGAAACAATATCTATTCATTATAAAATTCCTATACTAGGAGAAGATATCAACGAATTAACAAATCGTAAAACTCTTAGTAAGCACCCTAGTAGCGGCATTTACAAAAGTCTTTTGAGGAACATTATGAGATCTAAGGAAGGTGTATTAAGACTGCATCCTCTACAAATTTCTCGACCTAACTGGAAAGAAACTTCATTTGATTTGTTTAATTTTGAACAATATGATAAAATTTATTTTACTTTTAGAGAATCTGTTTCTGATATTTTAGGTAGTGAATTTGTAGCAAAGCAGATAGGTAAGTTTACTTATCAATCAGAAGATGAAATAGTTAAAAATGTTCCCGAAATGACTTTTAATGATACTAAGTTAGTCGAAGAGCATGTATTTTCTGAAAATTTAGTTAAAAATTTAAAAGAATATTTAGATAATAATAGTCTCAAATATACAGATTTATTTTATAATGATATTCCTAAATACCTAGAATTAAATTTTCCTAATACAAAATCTGTTCATGTTGAAACCAAATATGATTATCAAAAAATAATTAAAAATTACGATGATATAAATTTGATGTATACTGAGCTAAGGAAAGAAAATGTCTAACGATCGCCTAGGATACTATCGAGTAGGTTGGAAAAAGTTTTATAATAAAACTCTAGCTCTTTTAGAAAGTAATAAGACTAGTTACAAAATTGACTGGGTCTTTAATAATGATATTTACGGAAAAATAGACTGGACTGTTCCTGTACAAGAATCTTTAGATTTTTTGTATCTGTTAAGAGCAAAGCAGTTACGAGAAAAATATGATTATCTAGTTCTTTATTTTAGTGGTGGCGCAGATAGTACAAATATCTTAAAGACATTTATTGATAATAATATTTTCTTAGATGAAATTGTTATGCAATACCCCGAACCTCAAGTAAAGCAATATTATAATATTAATGATAAAAGTAATTTAAATATTTACAGTGAAATAAAGTATCAGGCTGTACCAACATTGAATAATCTTCAACTTCATCCTAATACAAAAGTTAGATACCAAGATTTTGCTAAACCGTTATTAGATTTGTTAGACAAGGATAATTGGTTTGATGAGATGCCTATGGGCACAAATATAAGTCCATCGGGAATAGGACGACAAATTTCACAAGTAACCGAACCCCATATTCTTAACTTGTGTATGCAGGGAAAGTCCTGCGCACAGATCCTAGGTGTAGACAAACCGTTAGTACAATCTAACGGGTCTGATTATTTTGTTTATTTTTCCGATGTATCAGCAATGCATTCACCGCCAGTTGATTATACTATGGGAGAAATTTTTAACAATTTATATCACACTGAGTTTTTTTATTGGACTCCAGAACTTCCTCAAATCGTAGTAAAACAAGCACAATTAATCAAAGCATATTGTCAAACTAGCGAAACTGCTAAATTCCAAATGATGAGCTCAATGAAAAAACATATAGGAACTTTTAGACCATTACTGCACTCAATCATTTATTCCCCAGATTTAAAAATCAATTGGGATCCAGAAAAACCATCATCGGCAGTTGTGCGACCTATGGATGAATGGTTTTGGAAGTCCGCTAGCCACAATCAAATAGGCAACTACATAAGTGTGATAAATTATTTACGAGAGAACAGTAATTCTCAGTATATGATAGATGGTAATATTGACAACGGACTATCTGCACATACTACAGGTTTTTATAAATTATAATTGGAGAGAAAAAACATGTCTCAGAAAATGAGTGAAAGTCAAAAAAGAAGTTTAGCTAAAACAGTTACGGCAAGAATAATGTTTACGTTGAGTCACTTAGTCAACGGATTTATAGTAAGCGGATCGTGGGTACTTGGTGCTCAAATTGTTGGTATTGCGGCCGTAGTTAATTTTTCTTTGTTTTGGTTGCATGAGCGAGCTTGGAATTTTTTCCAGTTCAATCGAAAGCCTAAAGATAGCTTAATGTTTGTTGATGGTCACCCAAGAACTGTTAGTAAGTCTGTTACTTGGAGAGCAGTGATAACAATAAACAATTTTATGATTCCCTATTTGTTAACAGGATCATGGAAAGCCGCTGCTGCATTCTTAACTATTGCTACAGTTATGAACATTACATTGTATTATCTACATGAACGAGCCTGGAACAAATTTGCCTGGGGCAAAGAAGCCGAACTGCAACCTGTTTAAGTCTCAGTATCCGATAGTATCGGCACTGATGAATCAGGTATCGGAGGAAACCCTAGCCGTTGCCATTAGTAAGGCTGGCGGGTTTCCTAGTATAAGCGGATACTGTTATGCGTCAGCAGCAGATATTATTAAGGCTTTAGATTTTTTTGTAAAAGAAACAGGTAAGTCGGCTCTTATTTTAGGTATAGATGAAAAATTACTGTTAGACAAACATCTAGTATCTAAGATAAAAGAGTTGAAAATAACACACATATTTAGATATTACAACGAAGATCCTCTAATTTCAATAGAAACTAAAAAAAATTGGAGGAAAATAACAGAAAAAGTGCTATTTGAATTACCTTGCCTAAAAGTATCAATTAAAGAAGATTTTAAAAAAATTGTTGACACAGAACAAATATACTTTATCAAAGGCAATGACGGTGCCGGAAGACCGGGCTGTGCTCCAACGCAAGAATTATTTGATTATCATATAAAAGAAACTCCAACAGCTTATCTTGTTCCGTTAGGCGGAATCGGAACAGCTAATCAAGTTGCATACTACCTAACTGCCGGAGCAATAGCAGTAGGATGTGGAACATTATTCGCAGCAGCAACAGAAAGTATTTTGAGCAAAGAATCTAAAGACGCACTAGTAAATGCTCGTAAGGAACAGCTTTCAATTGTAGACAGCAATTTAAATCAGCTAGGATTGGTCTTTAGTAAACCTGCAACAGACAACTTGAACAATACTGAAGCACTAAAATCTGGTATTAGGAGTGCAAAAGCTGGATTAATTTTTGCCGGACACGGTGTTGATAATGTAACAAGCATAGATAGTGTAAGTGCTGTTATAAGCATGTTGATGGGTAAAATTAGATAAATATATACATCGTGTTTAAAAGGATACAATCATGAGCATAATCATCAAAAGCAAAAAAGTGCGTCCAAGCACAGACATACCGTGGTATCAGTTTGCATCCAACTGGAACTCACTGCTATCAAGTTATAACATAACATTTGCAATTGAAGAGCTAGACGCATTAACTAGAGTAACAACTCTTACGTTTCCTGATCAGGCAACTTACGATACCTGGAGTGCAGATCCGGCAGTTGTAAAAGAACTTAACAATCTTAACAACTACCTTAATTTTGGAAAATTAACAAAAGAACAGACTCAAATTAGTTCTTAATGCAGAATCAATTTATTCGCTTAGATCAAACTAGAGATCAGCTCCCTTTATTAGGAACTGATCTCTATTATGTTAATCATCACTTAATTTTAAATACTTCTACACACAGAGAAGAAATAATTTCAAATCTTGATACTAAGTTGAAATTTGAATCATTATTTGGAATAAATGTGAATCCTGGCGGTGCGTATCCAAGATTTAATCGAGAAACATCTTCATATAAGTTATTTAAAAATCCTTTATATTCCTATCTTCCAGATTTACAAAAATATAAGAAAATAAACTTTACCGAAATAACAGACAGCAGAGCAAAAGAGCTGCTTGATTATTCAAACAGTTACGATCGTGTTTATTTGTTTTGGAGTGGAGGAATAGATTCTACTGTAATTTTAACTTCTATAATAAAAAACTGGAGCTCTGCTGATTTAGAGAAGCTGATAATTGTTTTAAATGAAGATAGTATTTTAGAAAATACTACTGTATATAATGATTATATAAATGGAAAAATTAAAACTGAAGCCGTTGAACGTTTCTTTTCTGGAGAATTAAATCTATCTCACGATTGCATTTATGTTGACGGCAATGCTGGAGATTCCGTAACATACTTACAGATTGATAGATTTGATAAAATGTTTCCAAACTATTATCTTAAACCGTGGAAACAGAATATTAATATTTTAATAAAATATTTTAGCACGTCTACATCTGAGCAACACGGAATAGAAACTTACAAGAGAGTTGTCCGCTCAATTAACAATAATAATTTAGAAATAGAAACAATTTTTGACTTTCTTTGGTGGATGACATTTAATTGGTTACACGAAAAGTTACTTTATAACATCCTATGGCAATACACACCCTGTTTTTTTTCTAATCCTAATTTAAATACAAAGCAGTTTTTAGAAGAAAACATGTTTCAATGGTTTAACAGCAATGAATATCAAGATTGGATGATATCTACTATTGGAACAACTGAAAGAATTGGTAATACAATACTTACTAACAAGTATGCATATAAGAAATACATTTTTGATTTTAACAATGATCATGAGTATTTTCTTTATAAGAAAAAAGAAGCCTCAACACCGAAGATTAAAACTTTGGACAGCCATATTATCTTGTGCGCGATTGATACAAACTATAATTACTATTATAGATTTACGCATGAGAAAATTTGGCCCCCTAAATGATTATTCTAAAACGCCCTCCTGGAGATTCTTTTACTTTTAGACTATTTGTAGACTTAGCTTCAAAGATAAAATCTCCAAAAAGTTCAATATATCTTTGGTCAGCAGTGCTTGACCCTACGTACTCTCTCAAATCAAATTTAGCTATCCCTAATTATATAGAACAGCCAGTTGATGATAGTATATGGTATTTTGAAACAGAATTATATTATAGAGATAGAATAGCAGAAGGTATTAAATCTGATCTAGTGATATTGGGAATAAAAGATCACTTAACATCAGGAAATTTTAATTATTGGAATAACTCAAAACCGTCTATTGTTGAATACGTTGAATCCTTGTTTGAATTTTATAAAGATAAGAACTTTATACTTTTTACATCTGTTGAAAATTTACAATCTTATATTAACAAACCAAATGTTAAAATAATACCTTGGGGCGGCGACATTACAAATCATCGTAAAGAATATCAAACATTAGAACCAATCTTTGATAAAAATTTAGATAGTACAACAACATTTTTAAGTTTGAATAGAAATAAGCGATCACATCGGGCTATGTTAGTATCGTTGTTATACGGCACTAACATATATCAACACGGATTAGTGTCCTGTATGTTTAAGGATTCTATAGATAATTTATTTGATTATACAGATTGGCCAGTTTTAAATAAGTCTGTTTACGAGCAAGGCTTTAACATTTTAAAGTCTTCTAATCTTAAGTTAAATGACGATGTTGAAATTTATAATAATAATAATAACGATAACGTATCAAATTTTAAAAATAAACTTGCTGACTATTATAGGAATACGTTTGTTGAAATTATAAGTGAAACTAACTTTACTGAATCCTGTTTCAATTTAACAGAAAAAACATTACATAGCTTTTATGGTTGTTGTTTTCCAATTTTTCTTTGCAGTAAAGGTAGTGTTGAATTTCTAAGAAGCATCGGGTTAGACATGTTTGATGATATTGTTAATCATAGCTATGATGAGATTTCTGATCCAGCTACGAGACTTGAAACAGCAATACTAAGCAATAAAGAGTTATTAACTAATAACGCACGGACAAAAAAACTCTGGATAGAAAACCAACAAAGATTTAAAAACAATGTTGACTTTTGTCGAGAAAGACTGTATAATGTTTATAGTTATAGAACTATGACGATGTTTGATGAGATTTTAAATGACCCAAACTTTCAAAAATGACGAATCCTTTTTTACTGTTATAATGCCTGTTAGAACTCCTATAAGATTTTGGGATATCTATAAATGGGTTGAGTTAGACAGTAATGCTAAATTTAGATTCATACGAGATTGTGAAATTGAACAGGATCGCTTAACTGCTAAAGAAGTAGAAGAAATTTATCCTGGAGTAAAAACTATTGGGATAGTTACTAATCCTTGGGCAAGAGTAGCATGGTCGTATGCTATAACACTTGATCCGCCTTCTGGATATCCTGGAGTTTCTGATATCAAAAGTCGATTTGAAGGTATTGACTTTACAACGTTTGAAACATACGTTGATACTATGCAAACTTGTAAAGATGTAAAAGGCAGTTATCATCCTACAGATTTACAATCTAGATGGTTAGAGTATGATAACAAGTCTGCAGATTTTTTATTAAAAGCTGAATCAATTAACGAAGATTTTAAGGTAATTCAAAACTATTTTTGTACTGATAGGCCGCTCAATATTGAAAATTTTAAATTTGATTATCAGTCATATTACAGCGACAAAAGTAAAGCGGTAGTTGGTACTATATTTGCAGATGATATTGCTAAATTTTGCTACGAATTTTAAAACATAATGTATGATATTGTATTCATAAGTTATCAAGAACCCAACGCTGAAGAAAACTGGAAAAGCCTTAAAAGTAAATTTCCTTCAGCAAAACGAGTTGATGGTGTTAAGGGAATACACCAAGCTCACATAGCAGCGGCAAAAAAGTGTTTTACAAAAATGTTTTGGGTAGTAGACGCAGATGCCCAACTAGTAGAAAGTTTTAATTTTGATTATGTAATAGAAGAGTGGGACTTAGACGCTGTGCATGTATGGCGCAGTATTAATCCAGTAAACGACCTAGAGTACGGATATGGTGGTGTAAAATTATTACCTCGTAAACTTACAATAGATATGGATACTACTAATGCTGATATGACTACAAGCATTAGTAGTAAATTTAAAGCAATGAATGAAGTTTCAAATATTACTGCTTTTAACACGGACGAATTTAGCACATGGAGAAGTGCCTTTAGAGAATGTTGCAAACTTGCAAGCAAAACAATTAAAGGACAATTAGATGAAGAAACAAATGAAAGACTTAGTAGATGGTGCTCGTCGTACAGTAGAGGAAGGACATTTGGAGATTATGCTATCTCTGGGGCTAGGGCTGGCCGTAATTATGGTAATGATAATTGCAATAGGCCAGATAGGTTAAAAAAGATTAACGATTTTGATTGGTTATATGAACAATTTTCAGCACATACCATTTGACAACATAGTACGGTTTGGTCAAAAAACCCTCCTAGACCGCCGTCTTTTTACAGTGTCATGGATCTTGGCTAGATTTTGTAATTATTCATGCAGTTATTGCTGGCCATACGCTAGATCTAGTACCCCTGACCATCAAGATTTAGAATTGTACTTAAACACATTAGATAGCATCAAAGCACAGGCTCGTGCAAATAACTTTGACGAATTTCACTTTTCTTTTAGCGGTGGCGAGCCTACTGCATATAAACGCTTTGATAAAGTAATAGAGCATTACTGCAATGATACTGCTCCAAAATATCAAAGCATACACATGACCACTAACTTATCTCCAGGTTCTAAATGGTGGGAAGGATGGCTAAAGGCAACTAGTACTTTGCAACGCAGAAGTATAACTGCAAGTTATCATGCTGAACACGCTAAAGAACAAGAATTTGGAGACAAATGCCTACAGTTAATCAATGCAGGAGTATTTGTTACAATTAACCAAGTTATGGTCCCAGAACAGTTTGAAGAATATTATAATAGATGTCGGCGATTTGCTGATAGAGGTATTAATGTAACGTTAAAACCTCAGAGCGACCCTACAGCAAGTTTTGTTGTATCCGGATATACTGCTGAACAATTACATAGATTGCAGACAGGCTTCCCACAAAACTGGGAAGGTAAAGAAGTTTCGCAAGTTGAACTATATGACGATCAAGGTAATAAGTATTATATAGATCAAGCAGAACGATTCAATGCTTTTGGATTTAACAAATTTAAAGGTTGGATGTGCAATGCAGGTTATCAAGGTATAGTTATACGTGAAAATGAAGTTAAGCGTAGTTATAGCTGTCATGAAGAACCTTTAGGTACGTTAGATAAAGGCTTTACTATTTTTAAATCTCCTGCAAAGTGTGTTACTCCTAGCTGTGTTAGTAGTGCAGATAGTAAAATTCCAAAGATAAAAATATGTACAGATTAGAAGATATAAGATCAATTCATTTAGAAGTAACATCGAAGTGTCAGGCCAAGTGTCCTATGTGTCCACGTAGGGTACACGGAGGACCTTTATTGAGTGGTTTAGAACTAACTGAAATTGATCTAGAAACTTTTAAGAAATGGTTTAGTGATGATTTTATTCGTCAACTAGGACATTTAATGATGTGCGGAAATCTAGGAGATCCTATCATCGCTAAAGATACATTGCCAATCTTTCAATATATAAGAAGTGTTAACCCAAACATTACTTTACACATGCACACTAACGGTAGTGCTAGAGCTAAGGAGTGGTGGGAAACATTAGCCAGAACCGGTGTCGAAGTTACGTTTGGTATTGATGGTATGGAAGATACACATGCCTTATATAGAGTTGATACTGATTGGAATAAAATTGTAGAGAATGCAAAGGCTTTTATTTCCGCAGGAGGGTCTGCCCAATGGCACATGCTAGTTTTTGAACATAACGAACATCAAGTTAATGTATGTCAGCAGATCAGTAAGGTGTTAGGGTTTAAATCATTTTCATCTAAACATACGACAAGATTTAAACAGGGAAAGTTTGATGTTGTAGATGAAAATTATAAAGTAACACACACGTTATATCCGTCAATAAAGAGCAATCAAATGATTGCACCTGCAAAGTTTGCTCAAGAAGAAACGTTGCCTATAATAAATTGTAAAGCAAAGGAAGAATCGCAGTTATATATCAGTGCAACAGGGTTTGTAACACCCTGTTGTTGGTTAGACTTAGAATGGTTGCCAGACTTTAGCGATTCTAAAATTGACTATAGAATTAAGATTAATCAATCACCCAACTTATACAAATCATCACTTAAAGAAATATTTGATAGCAATTATTTTAATAAAATTAAAGGCTGCTGGTCCAGCACAGGTTTAAAAGAGTGCTCTAAACAGTGCGGAAGTTTTGATAAATTGAAAGAGCAGTTTGAAAGATGAAAGTAGATATACAAGACATATTATTTTGGATGGATGCTATTCGTGACAGCAATGATCGATATCGCACATTAGAAAGTTTTTGGAAAGGTCAAGTTAACAGTAAAATTTGGCTAATTGAAAATCTATCTAAATTTATTATGCCTAATACTAATAATAGCATAATAATACATGGTGGCTGGAATGGAGTATTAGCTAGTTTACTATTTAATAGTGGCATTGATATCAAGCATATTACTAGTTTAGACATTGACTCAACTTGCGAACTAACTGCATATACTGTGAACAAACGTCAAGAAATTGAAGGTCGCTTTAAAGCTGTTACCGCTGACATGTCTGAATACGAATATGATGCTGATATTGTAATCAACACTAGCTGTGAACATATTACACACGGCGCATATCTTAGATGGTTGGACCTTGTTCCTAACAGTTCATTGATTGTAATTCAAAGTAATAATTATTCTGAATTAGAAGAACATATTAATTGTGCTTTAGATCTAAATGATTTTGTTAAACATTCTAAATTAAATGTATTATTTTCTGCAGAATTAAAACTACCAAAATATGACAGATACATGATTATTGGGAATAAACAATGAGCAAGACATTTTGCCCATTACCGTGGATACATCTTGCAACAAGACCTAACGGTGATGTGCGAGTATGTTGTACTGCTAACGCTAGTGGTGCAGGAGTTGTAGACAGTAAAGAAGAAGGTCTAGTTAAGCAAGACGGCGTAACAATGAATCTTCGTGATCATACTATTGAAGAAGTGTGGAATTCCCAACAAATGAGACACACTAGACTACAAATGCTAAAAGGTGAGATTCCTGAGAGTTGTAAAAAATGTTTTGTAGAAGAATCTAATGGAATTGATAGTAAACGCATATGGGAAACAAAAGTTTGGAAAGAAAGACTAGACATTGAAAGCATAGTTAATCAAACTAAAGACAACGGAAGTCTTCCTGTTAACATTCCTTATTTTGATTTAAGATTAGGAAATTTGTGTCAATTAAAATGTATCATGTGTAGTCCGCATGATAGCAGTTCGTGGATTAAAGATTGGAAACAGCAGTATCCTAAGTATAAAACTATAGAGTTAAAGCAAGATCAAGCATGGGATATTAATTTTGATTACACTTGGTATAAGAAAGGTAGTTTCTTAGAAACAATGCGCAATCAAGCTGAATCAATTAAAGAATTATATTTTGCTGGAGGCGAACCTCTATTAATCCCTGAGCATTATAATATTCTTGAATTTATGGTAGAATCTAACAATGCAAAAAATTGCATATTACGATACAATTCAAACGGTTTAGAAATATCTGACAGACTTTTAAAATTATGGGATCATTTTAAGCAAGTCAAATTTAATTTTAGTGTAGATGCTTACGGAGACAAGAATGATTATATACGTTACCCGTCAAAATGGAAAGATATCGAAACAAATTTAAGATTGTTAGATGAAACAGGTGACAACGTAGTAATTAATCTTGCCTGTGCAGTACAGGCTCTTAATGTTTTATACATCGACGAGCTAGCTAGATGGAAATTAAACAACGGTTTTAAAAAGATTAATCTAGCTCCTTATGGAGCAGGAGTTATAGGGCTTCATCTAGTTTATTTGCCTAGTTATCTAAACATTCGTGTGTTGCCAATGGAATTAAAACAGATAGCAGCAGATAGAATAACACGTTTTATAAAGACAGTTGACACAGATGAATTTATAAACAATTCATATGGCCGCCAGCGATGGGAAGGTATTATTAAGTACATGTTGGAAGAAGATTGGTCTAGTAAATTACCTTCTCTTGTTGAATACTTAACTGTTACTGATGCAAATCGAGGTACTGATTTTAGAAAAACTTTTGTAGAGTTAGAAAGCAAATTAAGAATTAATTAAATGTAACGGTAATGCATAATTTTTATTGTTAAAGATTACTTTTACATATGTTACAACAGCTCCTGCATTAACTTCTTCATCAGTAATAGTTAAATTACCAGTAGACAACGAACCTGTAGTTCTAAGATTTCCGTCTTTATCAACAATTAATTTTACACTTAGACCTTGTTCGTCGCTTAATGCTAACAACATTTCTGTAGGTATTGATGCAGTTTCTATATTTGAAACTTTAAATTGTATTCCAGCTACTAACGGCGTTTCTTCAGGGCAGTATCCTATGCTGGATCCTTCTGTTGCCCTAGCATATATCTGTAAACCGCCTAAGAAGTCGTTTGTTTGGACAGGCAGTTTTTTATTTTGAGAACCTCTAGACTTAGTAATTCCTAGATACAACGGAGCATCGCCCTCGCATGCGCCGTCTAAATATAACAATTTTTCATTTTCTGAAGTACGTATTACTACGTTAGCATTTTCAAATGCGTTTCCAATTTCATGTATTTTGCCGTTAGGTAGTGGCTCAGCTGTTACTTTAAAGTTTAAATCATAATCCATTAAATGTACGCCTTTAGAATATAAGTATTATATAATTACTTATTAATTTTGAAATTTTGGATATTCAATCATGAATAAAACGTTTACTTGGGTACCTAAAGATTACAATAATAGGTCTTTAGATAATTTATCAAAAAACATAACTGAGTATAATACTACTATGTTGCTCAACAACGGGTTTGATGTTCAATTTGGAGATCATTCTCTAATTGAGGAGAAACACGCAGTATATGGAACACTATTTGTTAACACGCCTATTGACTATTATACAGTTGAAGATCTAAAGGTGGTAAATTTTTTATCAGAACACAATGTATATTTTAAACATAATACTGAAGAAATAATAGACGTAGGCTATCATAAAGGTACTTATGATTGTTTAGTTTCCTTAGCAGCAGGAAATAGTCCAGTAAAACTTATTGATCAAATTGGTGAAGTAAGCAAGCATTATATAGTAGACATAAGTACTACAGCAATTAAAGAAACAAATTTTTATTTTAACGAATTCTTTGTCAAAGAAAAAACAGAGTTTGAACAATTAGATTTTTTTAATTTAGATAACGTACACAACTTTCTTAATAAAGTTGAGGGATCAAAAGGACTAATAATTATTAGTAATTGTTTTTGCTATGCTCCAACTAGTTTATTGTATGACACTAAGTTAAGATTAAAACATCAAAATGCTCTAATGGAATTATTAGCTAATGACAAAATAGAATGGTATGTTGACATTTTAACAGCAGACGGTATTACTCATAGAAACATATTAGCTAAGGATTTAGTTAATCAAAAAATAGACAAAAGATTAAATATTATTCCATGGATATAACAGAGTTTTTTAACACTAATAAACAACTAGATCACAATGCAGCATCTAAAGACATTCCTGATGAGTTTATGTTATGGGAATCTTCTCCTGATATCTGTAAGAACTTTTTTAACTGGATTCGCAATGACAGTAACACGGGTTCTTTAAAATTAGATATTATTTCTGATATATCAGAGGTAGTTGAAGAATTATCAAGATCTGAATTTTTAGCAATACCTCATCGAGCTGACAATTCAAACGGATGGCGAAGCATAGTATTACATGGACTTTGTTCTATAATGACAGAGGCACCCTACAATTATGTAGAGTTAGGTATTGTAGATAAATCAATAAAAGAAACATGGACAGATGCAAGTAAATTTTTTCCTAAAACACTGTCCTGGATAGATCAACATGTTCCGTTTAACACCTTTAGCAGAATTAGAGTTATGGTTTTAGACCCCGGCGGATATATTCTACCTCACAAAGACCTACAATCATCGTTTTTAGGAGGCGGCCTAAACATAGCATTTACTAATCCTGAAGGAACAGAATTTGCTGTTGAGGATAATGGATTAATTCCTTGGGAACCAGGAGATGTTAGAATGATTAACATAGGTAAACTACATAGCATACGAAATTTAGGATCTAAGCCGCGTATACACATGTTAGTTTATCCTCCGTTAATGGAAGATTGGAATTTAGAAGCTATGAAGTTAGTATGCAAAAGTTATAAAAATATGAAGAAGGATAAAAATACACATGACTAGCGAAGAAATTGAACGTGGCTTATGGTGGCAATCTCTAACAAACTTAGGACAAACAGCAAAATTAAAATTTAAGTTTGATCCTTATGCAGTAGAAAAACAATTAGAGCCCTTTAAAGATAACTGGTGTCCTTACAACCAAAAGAAAGACTCACATAATAATAGATGGGGTCTACCTATAACTAGTCATTCAGGTGATGTAATGGACAATTATCATCTTAACAGTTTTGGTTATATGCAAAAGTATCATGATGTGGAAATGAAGGAAGAAAATTTTACAACTCCTACTGCTGTGTATCATAAGATACCTGAAATTAAAAATCTTGTAGACACGTTTGCACCTGATATTGGTCGTGTTCATCTATTAAGAGTTGATCAAGGAGGCTTTTTTCCTCCTCATAGAGATTTCCATGGACCGTCACCTGAATATTTTAGACTATTAGCAGTATTCGGAAGATGCAAGCCTGAAAATTTTGTACAAATGATTGATGGCAAGCCAATGTATCCTGATCCAGGATTTCTATATTTTATTAATTTTCAATTGGATCACAGTGTGTTTAGTTTCTCAGATAATCTTTATTCTTTAGTATTAACAGTTAAACTTAATCCACGCACTGCTAATATTATTTTAAAAAATACAATGGCAGAATGAAATTATCATACGTAGATCCGGAAAAAGAAAACTGGTTCCTTGTTAGCTGGACCTTAAGCAACAAGTGTAACTATAGGTGTAGCTATTGCCCGTCACATCTGCACAACGGTACTACCGGACAACCAAAATGGGAAACTGTAGAAAACTTTGTTAAGGGTTTTAAAATGCCTGGAAAACAGCTCTGCTATCGTTTAAGCGGAGGTGAACCTACATATTGGAAACATTTTATTGACCTTGCAAAATTAGTAAAAGATCAAGGTCATACTTTTAGTTTTTTAACCAACGGAAGTCAGTCTACAGAATACTATAAAGAGATATCTAAGTATACAGACGGTTTTATTATTTCTTATCATCCCGAATACGCTAACATTGATCATATAATTGAAATAGCAAATGCAGTAGACTGTGATCTAGCAATTAATTTAATGATGTTACCTAATTTAGAAGATTTTAAAATACAAGAACAAATTGCAAAAAAACTTTTTGACTCAACTGAGAGATTAGCAATATGGCCTAAAGTAATTTTAGACAAGACTAGCGGAAAAAACATAACAAACGAAGTTAGTAATTATACTCCTGA